TCTGCATCATAGAATCCCTCAAAGCTGTATGCTCCAGCAACTCCTGTCACAGATGTTTCTGGGGTTCCGTCGCCGTCATAAAAGCCCGTATCATCTGTTTGCTCTTCTGTTTCATCCCCTACGGTGGAAATCCACTTGGCCAACTCTAGCCACTCTGTGGGCGGTACGGTCGGGGTTGCTGCGGTAAACACTCCGATAAAGTGTCCCCTAAGGGCATTTTTTAATCTTGCCATAATATTACCTCCTAATCTGTTGTTATCTTAGCTTCAAAATCCAGTAAAAAAACAAGCCAGTTTTGGTCACCAGCTTCGGTGATGTACGGCTTGTTTGTAATCTGGATTGAGTTAAAAACGAATTCATCGCTTTCCAGGTTACTTAAATTTTCAATAAAGTCCGATATCTGCCACAACGAACCTCCCAATAGTTCCGGGTCTTGCGACTTCATGGCGATTTCGTAATTGAGGGATATGTCTTTCGCCCCATCCATGTACTCCCGGACTTTCTGACCGCCCGGGAGAGGGTACATGACGAGGCTTTCCCCGACATCCAGATATCCTTTTTTGATACGCATAGGGAGGTCGAGGTCTATGTTAATCTTATCTGTTATTGTTTCTATAAAATTCAAATCCCCGCCCCCTTTATATATGCGTTCTTCCAGTGCTCCATATATGCGCCCTTTGCCTTTAAATCCCAGCGCGGCCCGGTGCCTGGAGTCGTGTAATTTCTGAATACTGCTCTCCCGTTAGTTCCATAGAACTGTGCCTTTGCGTACTTGGTGTTCCAGATAATGGAATCGCCGCCTCCAGATACATGTCCAGTGGTTCTTAGGGTGTTTGAAAGCTTCGGTACAAATTGGTTCATGTCGGATAACATCTGGTTAGCCATTGCGTGTTGCCCTCTCCTAACAGCGTTAGGCCCCAACTTATTGTACACGCCGTCCAGATTAACGTTGATGCTTACCCCCATTAGACCACCTCCAACTCTATTGAGTAGACTTTGGACGAATAAGGCTCACAGTTCTTTAGCACATTTTTGATAATGTGTTCTTGCCCGTCAAATGTTACCCTGGACTCTTCTGCAAAATCTCGCATGGGGCTTGACAGTCCTGCATAGCAAAAGATAACCGCATTGTACAGGACTTCTCTCCCGCCAGAGGTATAGTTATACTTGGTGGTTCTGTCTATCCTGACATTGGATATTGTCACGGGTGGGGCGTACTGTGGTTTCTGGTAATCATCCTTGCCTGTTATCTTTTCGTACACAATGGTATCTACAAGAGACTCTATCGGTGGTTTTGGGATTACCATGCCGGACACCCCCTTACACCGCGGTATAACAATCCAGTTCCCTCCAGGGCAATGTACACATCCTCTGCCACAAGTTTTTTTGTTTCGTTTTCTCCCCCGGCATTATACCGGGAGCCGTTGGAAACACTTGTACGTCCTATTGCAAAGGTTTGGGGGGCCTTGTTAACGCCCTCATAGGTATCAGCCCCCATCTCTGCAAAATAAATTATCTGATAGGCCAGGGCTTCTTTAAATTTCCCAGACCGAAACTCATTGTCTGTTGTGATGTCGTTAAAATGGTAAAAGTTATCGGAGAGATTGTCTAAAACCGCAGAGGCTTTTTTGATGTATTTATCGAAATCCTCTTCTAATACAGCGTCCTCTCCGACAATTTCCTGCAATTCGGTATATGTTAAATAGTCCATTCTCTCCTCCAATCTTAAGCCATTATCCCAGCTGTCTTCAATTTCGCCAAAAGGGAATTGAAATCTGCCACAAGCCCTTCTATATCCGTCGCGGTACTGTCTGCCTGTGTTGCTGCCTTTTTCACGCCGCCCAGAGCGGATGTTGTTGCCGCTGGCAAAGTATAGGCTGGCGGGATTGTTGGCTTTCCGGTGATGTCTGCCCAGGCTGGCTTGCTCGCACCGTCAATCCCGTCCTCAATCCGCTGTAAGTCTGTTGTTTCGATTAATGCTTTGGCTGTTTTTGCCGCCGCAATATTTTCTTCAAAGGACTTAGTTTCATCCCATGTATAAGTCCCCCATGTTTTCTTTGTATAAGCCATGTGTACCTCCTTAATTAAGTATTGTGTATCCTGCTACCGCTTGGTTAGTTACGGGGCGGGTAGGGTTGCCCCTACTTATTCCCCCACCGTTACTTTCGCAACCGCCGCTTTGTTGTCGTCAAGGATGAACTCTCCGGCTTTTCCTGCGCCCTGCAAAGCAAGACCGTCGAAATCCTCGGATTCGATTGTTCTCGCGGTGTTGATTCCGGTGAACGCCTTTCCCACACTCTGGATGTAGATATAAGCACACTCTTCTGCCTGGAAAAGAGAATCCGGTGTTTCCTTAATCTGAAATCCCTTGAATCTTAAGATTCCATTTTCGTCAATGTTGACATTGGAATTTTTTCCTGTGGTGACAAGCGGGTGGTCTACAATAGCGTTATACAGTTCCGTATTAACCGCCGCTACCTTTGTGCCGATTGCCTCAATGTTGACATAGTGAGCGGACAGGGAATTAAACAATGCTAATACTGCATCCGGTGTAAATCCCGCAATTTTCTCTTCGTGGCCTGCCACGGAGGAAATAAAAGCACTGTGCTGTGCATTAAACTTCTGCACTTTCGCCTGGGCCTGCAAATCAAGCCTGTCTGCGATTGCTGCGCTTAAGTCGTTGTTAACCGTGTGCCTGTCAATTCCTTCATGGAATACCCACTCCCAGGTGTACGGTACATCCGTGTCGGTGTAGATAATCTCTGTTCTTTGCCCGAATCTGGTACTATTACCAGTTCCGGTTCCAAAGGCTACATTTTCCCCTTTGTTGTAAGCAGAGCCTACCACAACCGGGATGTCAGATGTTTTAACACTGAAAGCTACAGCGTTGTGCTGTACGCCATCAAGGGCTTCAATACCACCGCCGAAAAAGTCCCCGAAATAAGACTGTTTTCTGAATACCGCCTGTAGTAACTGTCTAAACTGTTTTTGATAGCTTCTTGCTGCTAATTCGTTGTTTGCTGTTGGCATAATTTTACCTCTTTTCTACTCATATTTTGATAATTTTGCTGCAAATGGGTCTGCTGGGTCGTTGTTTCTGCCTTTTGCATTACCCGGCGTTACAATTTGAGGAGATTTAGGGTTCTCCGGGTCAGGGTCTTTTTCCTGAAACAGAAAGGGTTTTTCTTCTTGTAGCTTCTCTATCTGGTCTTTTAGTCCGTGTAATCCATCGTCTGTTACATTAATGGAATCCTTGTTGATAAGGCCCATAACAATATCACTGTCCAATGTATTGCTGTCCTTTAAAGCCAGTTTGATAGCAAAATCTCTCTGCTGTTCTTTCAGCACTTTTTCTGAATCCGATTTTGAGTTGTCAAAAGCCGTTTGAAGTTCTGTAAGCTGCTCAGTTAACTCCTCATTCCCCTTTGCTGTTTCTTTCAGGGTTTCAAGCTCTTTCTGATTGGTGGCAATCTGGGTTTCTAACTGCTCTTTCTGGGACTTCATCTTGGCGTACCGTTCGTCAAGTTTTTCCTCGCTCGCGAGAAAGAACTTGTTTTCTGCCATACCGCCTGTGATTGTCTCTGCCTGTTCCTCGGTCAATCCCTTGGAAATTAAATACTCCTTAAATGTCATAATGTTTCCCTCCTATACGCTTTTTTACGTGGTCGCATCACTGTTCGTTAAGTAACATGAGCCTTTTTACGCCTTGCCCGGGGCAATAAAAAAGACCGTTAAGGTCATTTTTTCTCGTAGTTAAATGTCTGTATGAGAGTGTCTATTGGAGTGTATACTTTTTCCCGGTTATAGTCTCTTGTCAGGTGCTCGTTACTGTCAACCAGCTCTCTTAACTTTCCTTGCAATCCTCTCACTTTGCGGTCGTAAAACTTTGCACTCTTCGTATCCCATAATTCCTCGGATATCATTTTACTTTTCTTGTTTTTAACAACCGCTCTTTCAAGCCTTCTCTGCTTCGTCTGGAGGTTTCGGACGATTGCATTCTCTTTCTCGTCGTATTTTGGCTGATTGTTGACATCCACACCGGGGACAAAGGTTATCCAGTTATGTCTACAGTTGCACCCCCTATGTCCTCCTGGGTCACCGTAATCGGCTTGCCAGTATGGGTCATAAAGAGAGAGGTATTTACTGTCGGGTGGTATTTCGGATTGCTGTCTTAAGTCCACAACATTTCCCTGTATCCTCGTGCAAGCTTTCCTCGCCCCCATGTGAGATGTAACTACAACCGTATGCACGCCATATTCTTCCATGCGGGAAGTCCGCAGCTTGTTATAAGTGTTGGATAGTGTGGATTGTAAAACTGTCCTAACATACCGCTCCATGCTCCATGTGTGACCGCCCTTGTCAATAAATGTTGACTTTATACCTTTGGATGCTAATTCGGTTATAGCCGCTTTCATTGCTTCGTCGAGAGTGTACATCCCGGTGTTAAATAATGCCTGTATCCGGTTTAACACCTCTGTGTATGCCTTTGTGGCGGTACTCCCGTATCTGTAGTTGGTGCTTATAAGTGTCTGGTTAACAAGGTTGTCAATGTTACTCCAACACTGGTTGTAGTAGCTCCTCATTACATCGTCGAGGTCTGTGGGGGCATCTAGCGTGTCATAAGGTACGGATTCGTCAACCTCCTTGATAGTGTCTTCTGCCGCCTCCGAAAACATTTTTTCTATTTCCTTTTCGGCAACCTTGGTTGCTTTTGATACAACCTCTGCAACATCCTTGTTGTACAGCCCCAAGTCTTTTAATGCCTGCATCTGCCAGTCCAAGATATCAGTATGTCCATTAGATACCCGCTTAATGATTGCCCGGATTATCTCTCCCTCCAGGGAGTTGTACAGTTCGGACATCTGCCAGGCCCATAAGTCTATCTGTTTGGGGATGTCCCGCATTTATATCCCCTCCCTACTCCTCTTCAATCTCATCTTCTGCTGATTGCTGCTCAATTTCTGCTGGATCTGCCATTGTTTCTTGCCGGATGATATCCTTAAGCCACTTAATGGCTTCTGCATCGGTCAACCCAAACACTCCTTTGATTGCTTCTGTAGTGGGAACAATGCCAGCTAATTTTGCATTGCTATAAAATTTCAGCTTCTGTTCCTCGCTCTCGAATATGCCATCGTCAAAGTCCACACTTATCTGTTCGAAGGTTGGTATCTCTCCGGTGTACAATTTGCCGCCTCCGCCCAATGTTGTGAAGGATGCTATCTCCAGTACTGATACAATCAGGCCCTTGATAAATTTCTCAACCTCGTTGCACTGCATGTTCCGGGTGCGGTATGTAAGAGAGTTCTCGGACACAATCTCTGTTGCAGTCTTTACGCTTTGACCGTCAAAGCTGAATGTCCCAACTGATAACTGCATCTGCATTTCCAGTGTCTTAAAAAACTGATTTATTGCAGCTATATACTGTTCTGTGCGGATGTCATGTGTGATGTCCTTTACAAAATCGGTATCACCGTCCATCCGCAT